GTTCCCGCGCCACGTTCGCCTCGACCTCGGCCTTGTCCACGCCGTTCGCCCAGATCCAGCCCAGCACATCCGCTTCGGTGAGATCGGGATACGCGATGAAGTCGCCGCTCGGTGAGGCAAAGCCCATGCTGCCGTAGTTGGACGCGCTGTGGTCGCCATCCACCGCCGTACAGCGCCAAGTCGCCGTCACCACAACGTCGGTGTGCGAACCGTCTACCGGCTTCACGACCATGCTTTCAATTTTCCAGTTAGCCATTGCTCTGCTCCTTCAAGGCTGCGTCAGCCTGCTCTTTGATTTTCATCAACAACGGCCACGCGCCGCTGCTCGTCGGAAGTTGTCCCAATACTTGCAGGATGGCCTGCACTTCTTCGGGGGTAAGGTCTAGTTTCATTGTCACTCCTTATGGGCCAGCATCGCGCCAAGCGCCACCGCTGTAGAAATAGAGTTTGTTGTTGGTCGTGTTGACCACAATCGGTGCCATGCCCGTGATAGCAGTCGGCGTACCCGTCGGCGTACCCGCGCAAGTCGGGACGTACAAGAAACCGTCCGTTGCGGTTGTGGCAAGAGCAACAGAACCGCCCGCGACGATATTTCCGTCTTGGGTAATCCGCATTCGCTCTGTCCACGTTGCGCTGTTTGCACGCGACGCAAGTACAAGATTTACACCGCTGCTATCTATGGCGCTAAATTTATAACCATAACCGCTGCCAAAAGTTGATCCTAAAAATTCCAATCCCCCTTGTTGTGACAATGCGCTTGACGCTTGTCGTATTTGAATTGTCCCCGCTCCACTTGGATCAGCGCCAGTTACGTTACCAGATGCAACAGTTAACGTAGTCCCACCAGATGCTGTTCCAACAGAAACACTGCCAGCAAAATAATTTGACGCCGTCCCCGCTGCATAGAAGTTCCAGCGGTTTGAGCCAGAGGCGATGTTGCTGTAGAAGCCGAAGTTGTTGGTGGCTCCGGTGAGGTTATTTTCCGCAAAAAATCCGTACTGGCTTGTTACTGTTGAACCAGCGCCAAACGTGCCTTGAGTGGCATAGAAATGCACCAAGTTTGCATTTGTAAATGACGCGGCTTGAGTATTAAGCGCAGTATGGAATCCCGTTGCTGTGCTAGTTGTTCCACTTGGAATTGTGCCGTCCAAATAGACTGTGCGAGTAACGTTTGATCCGGTTGGCAAAGTGCCCGACACTTGCATTTTTACAAATGCAGCCGCCGTCCCGCCAATCCCGACGTTGTTGGAGGTGTCAATCGTAACCGCCGCGCTTGCGCTCGTAAAAAACTGCAACCCGTTGTAGGCGTTGTTGTCGTTGTTAATGCCGGTAAAGGTCGCGTACCCTGTTGCGCGCTGAATACGCACGCCTTCTTGCGCGGTGGTGCCGCCGCTTAATTGCGTGCCGCCACCCACAACTGTGAGTCGGCTTCCAGCAAGCCCTGTCGTCGTGCCGACAAGCAGATTCCCCGACGTATCCAGCCGCATACGCTCGCTGCCGCCGGTATAGAAGGTCATCGGCAGGTAGGTGCCGGTGCCGGTGATGCTGGCGTCAACGCGGCAATCTGCGCTTGTTGCCAAAATTCGCATACGAGACGTATTAGTTGGATCGTTCCCTAAATACGCTGTCCATGCAGAAGATTGCGTTGATGAAGATGGCCCTAATGCGCCAATGTCGGTAAATGTCCCCGTGCTACTTTGAAGAAGTAACCGATTACTTTGCGTTGCATTGCTGAAATCGCCCGTGATGCGCTGGCCGGTGGACGAGAAGGTGAGGTTGCCGGTGGAGACTGCAACCGTAGGCGCGGTCAGCGTGGTGCCTGCGCTCAGAGTCATGTCGCGGGGGACTGAGTAGCCGTCGCCTGCGCCGGGGGCGCGAATCTGCGGTACGGCGGTGTCGAGTGCTAAAACTTCCAAGTTAGCCATGTTCGTTTACCTCAAACCGGGAAGTAAGTAGTCCCGGCGCTGTCTTTAACCGAATCGACGACGACGTAAGCCGTGCCGCCGCTATCTAACACAATCGTACCGCAGTCGTAGAGGACGTTGGTGCTGCTCGCCACCTGAAAAGGCGGCCCAGGCAAAGGCGGCGCCTCGGCGGTCGCCAACGCAATAATGCCGCCCAATCCAAGGGCGACAGAATTACGCAGCGGGACGCCGTAGTAGCGAGCCATTAGTTCTGGTTGATAGGTTTAGCGTACACCGTACCGCCTGAGCCGACCTGAATCGCGCTCACGCGCCACGGGGCGCCGGTGCCATTCGGCACCACAAACGGAATCGGCGTATTTGCGGGGATCGGGGTATCCGCAGTTGTTGCGGTCACGCCCTCGCCCACGCGGATATACGCGGCGGTCGTAGACCACACCACAACACCTTCGGGACCGGGAGGCCACGCGGTCGTTGAGCCTGCGGTGCCGGTGTAGGCGGCGCTGTAGGCCGAGTAACCATCGAGGGGGTTAAGCAGTTCCATCAATCACCTCACGCGAGGAATTTCAGCTTGTAAAGGGTCGAAAGATACAGTCCCACAATCTCATCAATAATGTTTTGGATTGCGGTGTCTTTCTCTTCGCAAACCTTGTAGCGGCTTGCTTCAACTTCATCAAGCGAGTCCTGAATGAACTCGACGATGTTGGTGTTCTTCTTGGCCGTTTGCAGCGAGATCGGGCCAATCAAACCATGACGGCCCTGATAGGCTTCGGCAAAGTCGTCGGCCAAGCCTACGACACCTTCGTAAAACTCTTGCAGCGCCTTGTGCTTGGCGAACGAGCGCGTATTCAGATGCACGCTGTGAGCGACATCCCGCGCTAAAAACAGATGGCCTACAAAGTCTGCCGCCTTCATTGCAACTCTCCGCCCTGCATGGGCATTTCCTCGGTCATCATGGGGGTTTCACGTGAAACCATCGGCGCAACGAGGTCATTGCTTGACATCATGCCTGCCAATGTGCCTGCGATAATGTCCTGAACTTGCTGTTCATTCAAGCCCGTCTCAACGGCCTTGATGCGATCTGTCTCAGCCTGATACGCCTTGACCTGCGCCTCGAACTCCTTGACCTGCACTTCACGCGCTTCCATCGAACTCTGCACGTTCTGGAGCATATTGAACATCTGCTCCATCTCCGCGCCCATCGCTTGAATCTGCTGCTGCGCGGCCTGTAGCGCAGGCGATTCGTCTGAGGCTTCAAGAAGTTTGGGATCAATGGTCTTGGCGAGCCGCTCGGCAATCTCTTGTGCGCCCGGCCAGTCCATGTTCTTGACGAACAAGTCACCGGCCACGGCCCACAACTGCGGGTTCGCTTGCAAAATCTCGCCCATCGCCGCCATCGCCTCTTGGCGCTTGGTGTAGTACGAGGGGCCGGTCGTAACCGCAACGTCGTACTTACCCACCGACGGGTTGTAGATTTTCTGAATGACAATGCCCGCCTCATCCACGATCTTGCGGACAGGCTCAGGCTGCATCGGGTCAATCTTCACGGTGTCGGTCTTACCGTCCATGCCGATGATGCGAGCGATGCGCTGCGTGTCGTAAATCTTCGGGATCAGGTCAACAAGTTGGCGCGTCACATAGCGAATGGCGCGAGCCAGGTTATCAACGTAATGGTAGGTGCCTGTGTCGCCTTGCCGTTCACGCGCCAAGATGGCTCTGCCCGAGCGCTCGTTAGAGGTCGCGCCCAAGCTTGAATCGTATTGTCCGGTCGTCGCCTTAATATCGTCAGACGCGCCCATTTTGGCCTGAATCAGGCCGGTCTGTGCAAGCGGCGGTTGTGCGCGTTGTGGCAGCGGCAATACGCCGCCCTGCGCGTCGGTCACATCGGGGTTGACCTCTAAATACGGCCAGTTGCTCGTATTGGCCGTTTTCCACTGGTGTTCGTAGCCTTCAAACTGCCCGCCGTAGCCGATGAATGGGGCTTTCGGGGCAAGCGCGAGCATTTCGGCTTCTTGGCTAACCCAGTAATTGTACATCCGCTGGGCGTCCTTGGCGTTACGTACTAGGCCAGAGATATAAAGGCGTCCCTCAACCTCAAACTCGTTACCAATTACGCGGACGACCGGAATCCACTTACCCGGCCACTCCTGCTCTTCGAGGATTTCGTAGCCGTTGGTCTTCATCCACTTGATGCGGCGGATTTCGACATCACGCGAGCGAATGGGCTTGAGGCCCATCATTTCCATTTGTTTGGCTTCGGGCGAACCGCCGTAAGCGGTGACGTTACCCGGATAAAGGTGCAGTTTTACGCTGTCGTAATAGGCGTAGAAATACTCTGCGATCCGTACCGAGTCTTCGCGTATCCACTGCGAAAGTTGCTCATCGCCCGTGCCGCGAGTGCTAATGGATGAGATCGGTTCGGCGTTTGGAAACAGCCGCTCGAACTCATCCTTTGCCATATCTTCGGTAATAAAACAATATTCGGCGTCAGCCCCGCACGGGTCTTGGATGTGCGGGTCCATGTAGACGCTGAAACTGTTGCGGATACGGCAGATACGGATGTCTTGGTCAAAGGTATCGTCGTCGCAGTATTCGGTGAGGATACGGACGTACCCTTCGCCGAACGTGACCTGGTTGTCGCAGGCCGTGTCGTAGGCGACATCGGCATCCGAGATGTACTCGATATGGCGAACCAAACCGTCAAAGACTTCGGCGACTTCGATGTCGGCCTTGTCATCGACGGGGATGACCTTGCCCGCCGGTCGGTTCTGGCGCTGATCGTTCGTGACCTGCCGGACGTGCTGCGGAAGTTTGTTGATGGTGAGGCAGGGGCGAGCGTTAATCGTCTGCCCTTGTACCGCGCCACGGGTGGCAAGCACCTCTTGAGGCCATTGGTATCGGTTGTCAGGCGAACCGGCCATAAACTTGAGATCGTCAAGTTCGCTGTCACGCGAGTCGCTATACGCCGACAGGGACTGCTCCAGACGGTCGCGCATCCGCGCCAATACGTCTGCCGCATCGCGGGTTTTACGCGACTGCGGGGAGTTGGCGACTTGCGCCGCCCCTTTCATGCCTGTCGGGTCTTGGGCCATTATTTTCGCTTCTTAGCTGCTGCCTTACGCTTGACCGAGTACGCAATGGCCGCTGCTTGGGCGGGCTTTTTTCCGCTGCGAATTTCGGCGGCTATGTTCTTTCTGAAGGCGCTTTTTGACGCCGATTTAACGAGCGGCATCAGCGCATCCCCCGCGTCTTCATCGGGGTGGACTGAAAGTCCACGGTCGTGCGGATCGCATCGCTCTGCATGGGCTTTTTACGCGCCATCATGGCGGGCCGTTGCATCCGCGAGGGTTTTTGCATCGCACGGGTGTTCTGGATCATGTCGCCAACGGTGACTGATCCCGGCATCACGCCCGCATAATCGTATTTAGCCATGATTACTTCCTCTTTTTGGCCGTTTTGGCCGATTCACGGAACGCTTTAGCCGTCGGCGCGCCCTTGGCACCGGGCTTTCGCATCTTTTCGCCGCTGCCTGCAGCGATTCTAGCCCGTTTACGAGCAATATTCCTGTACAAACCGGGTTTAGCGTGACTTGTCATGAGCATTTCCACCTTCGCATGGACGCACGCGCACGGCTACCCTTGGGGCTTTTAGCCGCAATCGGAGCCATACGCGCACAAAATGATCTTTTCCGGCCTGCATCGGCCTTGGTCTTCGGATTTGGGGCTGGCGGCTTCAGTTTGCTGCCGGTTTCTCTATTGTAGCGGGCACGCCCACGTGCCGTTAGACCAGCGCCTTTGGATACGGGCAGCTTCTCACCACGACCGACCGATAAACTGACCGATTTACGCGCCATCAAGCCCCCAACCAAGAGTTATGCATCGTGCCGCCCTCGTAAGAAGTGACGCGGCGGGGTTTTTCGCGGTATTCGCGGCTTGCCACGGGGTATGCGAACGTACAGGCCAAGGCGTCAGCGGCGTCCGGTGAGGCGAGGCCACGCGCTTTCATGTCTTTCTTGGCTTCCAACTGGATCGACCCCGAAGAATTCGGTTTCTGATGTGGCCCCGTGAGGTCGGCTTTCAGTTGTCGGTCTTGCGGAATAGACGCCGTTTGCAGCCACTCGCGCATCGAACCCCAGAGTTCAGCGCGTTTGTTGGCGTACATCGCCGGGGTCTTCGACTTCCAACTAAAATTCACGCCCCGAACGACCTTATACCGCTGCTCTTTTAAGCGGTCAAGGATGCCGTAGCCGAGTCCGCCTTCGTCTAGGACCACCAGCGCGGGTTGAAATTCTTCAATAGCGTCAATGACGCGGCCCACCGTTGCCATCGTGTCTTCGCCTTGGTAGCGACGGATTGCCACCAGGTCGCGGCCTTGTCGGACCACGATGACGGTGGAGTCGGCTCCAGAACGGGCGGGGTCCACGCCGATAACTTTCGGTGCGGTTTCATCCTTATAACGTGGCCGAAGCCCTGCGGTGTCAACGAGCGAGGGAGGGATAAACTGATCGTCTCCGTCCGAGGGGAACTGCCCGTAGACTTCGATTTTGGCTTGCGAGGAGTCGGCGCCGTACTCTTCGATGATTTGCTCGTAGACCGCTTTGTCGGTGTCTTCGACTTGGCGGGCGTCGATGTTTTGCGTGACCCAGAAGTTTCGTTTCGCATTGAACGCCTCGAAAAAGTAGCCTTCGTTACGCCGGGGGTTACTGAACGCGCACCAGAATCGGTTAGGCGTGTTTTCGGTAAAGAAGCCTGAAGTCACCGACCAGATGGAATCCGGTATACCAGAGGCTTCATCGAATATCACCATGACGCCATCGTGGTTATGCACGCCTGCATAGGAGTCGGGATTCTCTTCCGACCAAAGGCGACCTTCGACGGACCAGTAACGGGTGCCTTTCTTAAGGTCGC